GAAAATGGTGTTTGTTTTATGTCTAAATTTAATAATGATGAGTGTTTTATTTCTTTAGAGGATTTAAATGCCGATGATTGGGAGGTGGTGGAATGAATAAAAAAGAATCTGATTTATTGTATTTTGAAGATGCTTTCATAAAAACTTATGTTTACACTATAAAAAGAGGAATATTAGAACTTTGTGATAAAGAAGAGTATAAGGATGGTTTTAGGATAAGTTATATACCTCTAGATCATATTATTAAACAAAAGATAATAAATAATAAAAAATTTGTAAAAGATTTATGTAAAAAAGTAGCTCCTAAATTTCATCCTTATTTATGCGAGATTGTAATTGAAACGCAAAATGAGGATGACTTAGAAGATTTGAAAATTACTACTATATATTTTTTAAAATATGAATGTAAACCTCCATTATTTACAGCAAAACCTATAAACTTATTTATGATGAGGGAGTAAATGACTAAAGATTTAAAAATATTTGCAATTGATAATGTTACATTTAAAAAACCTTTATCTAGTAAAAAAGCTTTTAAGAAATACAGGGAAATAAGAAAAAAAGAGTGGATAGATGAATTAAAAAATATTATCAGAGCTAATCCATCACTGGATTTAATAGAAGATGGTATTGCAAAGCGTGTAATAAGATTGGATATCGGTTCTGGAATAAATATAAATGAAACAAAAGATGGTTAAATGACAAATCCACATTTAAAAAAGGCGTTTTTAGATATATTTGAAAGTGTTGGTTATACTAAAGAACATTTAAAAGAAAGATTAAATAAATTTAAAGAACTAGAAAATAATTTAAAAGATACTGATTATACATTTTCCGCACATACAAAACAACATGTGGAGATGTTGGAAAAATTAACAAATGATGAGGTGGTGGAATGAACATAAAATATTTAAGGCTACCTGAAACTGACCATATTGAGAATGAATGCACTGATTCTGAAGAGGCGCAGAAATTAGCAAATGAAGAATTTAATAAAAAGTCAGATGAAATAAAAGATTTTATAAAAGAGTGGGTGAAATAGAATGACCAAAGAGCAAAAAGTTATTGTCCACGTTGAATTAGACCAAGAGCTACTTGAGAAAATAGATCAAGAAGCTGCAAAAGATTTACGGACAAGAAAAGCACAGGTGCTTTATATTTTAAGAGAGCGTTTTAATGAAGAAAAGAATTAAAAACTACTTAATTTCTTAACCTTTTAATGTGATAAATTGGCAACATTTTCCATAAGCTTTATTATGTATTCAAATTTATACGATAATTTCTAAACTATTTTTTAGGATTTTAATTTTTGGAGGATATAAAAATAAAGATAAGTTCTAGGAAAAGTGCATCAATTCCTAGAACTTACTAACAATTGCTAAATAACAGATACTAAATATAATTGCCTAAGTCAAGCGATATCTATATAATTACACTTAAAGAACCTTGCAATTTTTGTAGATGCTATCGTTATTCACTGATAAGGAACTAGAGACACAACGTCTTAAAGGATTCCGCTTTTACACTCCTAACCCCAAACAAGCTAGCTTTCATAAAGCGGGAGAAACTGCTATTGAGCGTTTGTTCTTAGCTGGGAATAGAACAGGTAAAACCTACTGTGGTTGTATTGAGGATGCTATACATCTAACGGGAGTATATCCTGATTGGTGGGAGGGGCATAGGTTCAATCATCCTATTATTGCATGGGTTGCATCTGAAAACTACGAAATCACCCGAAACGTTTTGCAGCTTAAATTAATTGGTGGTTATACTTCCGATGGCTCTTCTATTCAAGGCCTTATTCATCCAAATTTAATTTTAAAAAAAGCAATGCTCTCAGGAGTTAATGGAGCTGTTGATTATGTGCATATAAAACACTCTAGCGGTGGTTTCTCTAGTCTTTATTTTAAATCTTATAAACAGGGTAGGGAGAAATTCCAAGGGGCGAGATGCCATCTTATCCATCTAGACGAAGAACCACCTAAGGATGTTTATACCGAATGTGCTATGCGTCTTGCAGATGTTGACGGAGTAGGACAAGGGCGTTTAATTCTTACTATGACGCCTTTAAAGGGCTATACAGAAATGATGTCTTACTTTTTAGAACAAAGAGTTTCTAAAGTAAAAAAAGAAGAAATAACATCTTTAGAAGAACTGCAAAGCGAAGATTACGAAATAGTCCGTAGCGATCCAGAAATAACCATTAACGGCAAATATTACATTCAAGCTACTTGGGACGATAACCTGCATTTATCAGATGAAACTAAGAATCAGCTAAGAGCTACCTTAAAGCCTTATGAGTTAGAGGCTAGGGAAAAAGGAATACCAAGTGTTGGTTCTGGTCTTGTTTATCAAGTACAAGAAAGTGAATTTTTAATTGATCCGTTTGAAATACCTAATCACTGGGCTTGCGTATTCGGAATGGACGTTGGCTTTTTTGCGCCTACTGCCGTTGTGTTCCTCGCTCATGATAAAGATAACGATACACTCTACATTTACAAAGAATATTCGGTTAGTGAAAAGACCGCTGCTCAGCATGCTTATAGTTTAAAACTTATGGGATGTGATTGGATAAGAGGAGTTTGCGATCCCGCTGTTAATCAAGGTTCTCAAAGAGACGGAGAGAGACTGATTGATGATTACGCAAACGCAGGTCTTAAATTAGAAAAAGGAAGATATGCCAAAGAACTTGCTGTAGATAATGTGCTAGAGCGAATAAGAACAGGGCGTTTTAAGGTGTTTAACACTTGCCGCAAATTTATGGAAGAATGGCGGGGATATTCAAGAGATGACAAAGGTAAGATCATGAAAGGGCGAGACCATTTAATGAATGCTCTTGAGTTTGCAATGCTTGACGGCTTACCAATTGCTAGAACAAAAAGACAAGTGGAAATGCGCTATAGTTATAATGATAGACCAAGGAAGTTTTAAAAATGGATATAAATACACTTAGGATATTTTCTTTTTGTGGTGGTGGATCTAAAGGTTATGGATCTAATCGCTTTATGCAAAAGTTTCTTCAAGAGTGGGGAATACCACAAACTGATTTTTATAAATATGTTGATGTCATGTGTGGCACATCTATTGGAGCAATACTTGCCTGTGGTTATTCTTTTGAGAAAACGCCTGATGAAATGGAATCCATTTTTACTACTCATGCAAAACGTATATTTACAATTAGAACTGCAAACGAAGTAGCTAACGGAAGTCATAATGCAAATACTGATTCAAATCGTCCTAATAGTCTTGAAAAATTAGGCATGATTGCTCTTGATGATCCTTTCTATAAATCTGCTTATGAAGATTCAAACTACGGGCATAATATATTGCAGCAAGTTCTTGTAGATAATTTTGGAACAAGTACTTTAGCTAACTTAAAAACTCCAATTGTTATTCCCGCTTATGAGGAAGACATGAAAAAGTATGTTGTTTTTTCAAATTTTAATGATCCAGCATATTTCATTGGAAATACTGAAAGTATAGTTAATGTTTGTAGAGCATCAAGCGCAGCTCCTATTTACTTGCCAGCTCATGAATTTAATGGGCATTTATACAGTGATGGCGGGGTGTATGCTAATGATGCAATACTAGCGGCAATTAATGTCGGTTTAACTGTAAAACCTCACGCTACTAGAATTGTTATAGTAGATGTGGGGACTGGAATAGGCAATATGAGTTTTGACGGCAGCGGCAGTGAAACTGGTATATCTCACGCAGCAGTTAGATTATTTGGAATTATGAATGTTGCTATGACTGGATCGGAAGAATGGAGTAGATACTATTTAGATTATTTAAGTAGCAGGCTTGCTCGTGATGTTCATTATTATAAGTTTCAACCTAAATTTCCCGAAAACTTCCCTAATGAACTTGATAATAGCACTGCTGCTTGGTTTAGTGATCTGGCTAATTTAATTGATACTCATTATTCCGATGAAAGTGATCAAATCGCAGATATATTGGCACGTTTAACAGCATGAAATACGAACAATTATATAATTTTATATCTCCTTTAACTGGTAAATTACCAATAGATAGAGGTTATATATTAATTGGTGATAAAGACGGGCGTTCTTTTGCTTCTCCGTTATTAATTGATGTACGCCAAGATATAATAGATTTAAGAAGAAAAATAGGGCGATTCGAAAAACTAGAATATAATAAAATATGGATTGGCGATAAAAATAAAAAACCAATACCTCAAACACATATAGGAGTTATTAACTTACCTGTATTAGGTGCTGCAACTTTTCCTTATCCTGATCTTATCCCTTTACCAGCAGTCCCAATTCCCAACCCGACTTTTAACCCTTTATCAGGCTTTGATTGGTTAATGTCTGGCCCTTGGTTGCCTCAAATTTTTGCTGGTAGTCCAAATACGTTAAATACTTCATCGGAAACTGTTATATCCAGTTCTCTTGCTATGACTCAGGTGAAAGTTGCGCAGGCGATAAAAAGGTTGGATGTAACTGGTTTTATTGTGAAAAGTAAAAATATTGATTTTGTTTGGGATAATCCAGCTATTGCTCTTTTACCAGAGACTATAAAACAACTTTATGGGTTAAGTACTAATTATACTTTTACTAACGCACAAGCTTTAGATGAAATAGGCGCTGGTTTAATAAAAAATTCTTCTGATGGTATTTTGTCTGCTGCTATTTCTGGGGAGGATTATGTAAATACTTCCGCAATAATAGCTGGACCTCTAGTAATGATTGATCCTTTGTACCCT